CTGCTATATGCTCATTATTAACCGCATCATCTTGTATATTATCTCCATCTATAATGTCATTTTGTAAATGAACATGTTGAATAGAGTTATCTGTGTAGTGTTCTGTATTAACTGCATTATCAGCTAACTTAGTACCATCTACAGCGTCAGCTTCTAACTTACCTCTTGTTACGTTAAGGTCAGCTATTTTAGGTGTTGTTACATTTAAGTTTGCAATCTTAGCTGTAGTAACATTTAAGTTTGCAATATGCTGAGTATCAATAGACTCGTCTACATAGTGTTCTGAGTTGATCTGATCGTCTGCTATTAATGCAGATGTAATATTATCAGCAGCTATCTTAGCTGTAGTAACATTTGCATCTTTTATTTTAACAGTTGTGACTGCTGCGTCTTTTATTTTATGTGTTTGTATTGTTTGATTCTGTTCTTCCTGTGCAGCATACAATATCTGTGTTTGATTATTGTTAAGATCACCAGCTTTAACTGATGACCCTGCTGTAAATGTAGCCTTCGCATTATCTACATCTGTATCACGAAAGATACGTATTTTGTTTGACGAAGTTTGTGGTATATGGTTAGTTCCACCGGAACCACTGTTGTCTATAAAGACTACATTACCACCACCTGTTGTTGTATAGCTTGTTATATTATAGTGTGTGCCGACTGTCTTTACGACTTCGTCGACTTCTACTTTAATATCTGCTTCTTTGATGGAAGGAAAGGAAAACGACTTCGTAGCGTTTCCGTCTCCATCGTAATCTACGAAAGTTGTTGCCATTACTTATACATGTTTTGTAAGTTGTATGATTGGGCTTTTTTATATGCCTGTTGGGTATCCTTGCCTTGCTGTTGCATACGTAAAGCATATATCTCTTTTTGATTCTTAATAGAATCCCAAGCGTATTTCCTTACTTTTTTAAACAACCGGTCAATGATAATATTATGATAATAGTCTCTTGCATTATATTCCCCACGTTTGCCTGCTCTTATATCAGCTTGCATTAATGCTATAGATTGTTGGATTTTTGGATCTTGTGCTAGTTCGTCTAACTGAAGTTCAATATTAAATTGACCTATAGCTTTCTGAAACTCAGATCTAATTCTAGGATCGTCAGTTAAGTTAGTACCATCTGGTGCATAGAATGTAGATATTCTAAGATCATATCCACTATTAAATAGTAACTGTCTACCGGGACCAGAATGTAAATTAAGTGATACAGGGCTTACCATATTAAATGCTCGAGTCATAAAGTCATGTTGCTTTATTGGTTGACCATTTAACATGTCATATTTGTAAGGTAAGTCGTCACCGGGTAAATACTCGGATAGTAAGTTTCTGTTACGCCATGACTGGAACACACCAGAGTTTATCTCTTTCATATGTGGGTTCATAAGTTTACCCATTTCATTACGTAGTCCAGCTAGAGGTACAGTATTGTTCGTTATACTAGCAACGATACGTTCTGCCTGACCGGGGCGACCAGCTGCTAAATCTACAAGCTGTTGAATACCAGCTAAATAAGACTTACTAGATACAGCTTGTGCTATAACTAATGAAATCTTTTGTAGTTCTTTTTCTGTCCACTCTTCACCCATCAGCATACTTGCATCACCTACGTCAGCGATTGTAGATAGTATAAGGTTAAAAGGTTCGATTGAATCATAACCTATACGTACACCACCAACTTCGATAGTTCTAGGTTCATAACCACCATCTATCCATCCTTGACGCATTTGTCTGTCAGATGGTCCATTACCTGATAGCTTACCATTCATCCAAGCATTGATAGCCATAAATGTTACAGCAGAGCCTATCGCCAATCTACCTGTCTGTAAAGCTTTAGCGTTGTGTAGTTCTTCAGCTGTGTTAATACCGTATTTTTTAAGATTACCTAAGTTATCAGCAGTTGCAAATGCGATGTCATTAAATTCTTTGACTAAGAAGTTAAATCCGGGTGTATGTTTAGCTGTCAGTGCCAGACCGTTTACACCAGTTCTAGCAAATAGAAAGAAAGGTCTAACGTATGGATTAGCTGTTAATACATCATTTAATCCTTTAGAAAAGCCTGTTAAGTCTTGAGTAAGAGTAACTTCTTTCTTAGCAAACCTAGCTGCATCATCTTTTATATTACCATTAGCATCAAAGATTTCTCCATAGAAGTCGTCTTGATACGCTCTCATAACTTCTGGTGTAATATTTGGTATATCGACACCATTG